TTGAGCAATGCTTCATCGTCAATGGCTTTTAGTTCAAACAACCGCATAGATTCAACCCTACGTTGGGTCTTTGCTAGTCCGAGACTTGTCCCAGGTTCGATTTTAAAAGCAATATCCGTCCAGTATTCTTTTTTGCGTCTTGCAACTGGTTTGAGGAGTTCGCTTGTTAGTGCAACTATGGTTTCTGTTTTGCTTGTTTGTTCTTCGCTTTCTTTTAAGACCTCAAAGATTTTGTCTGGTTCGTAGTATTGAAAGATACGAGATATTAGCTTACGTCCAATCCGTTCTTGCATTGATTCTTGTGCACGTGCACGCAACCTAATTAAGGCTTGAGCCATTAACTGCAAGCTCTCAATTCCCACACCGGATGCTACTTGTCCTGTGCTGATTCCCTGCATTACGTTCACCATGCCAGTCATTTTTTCAGAGGCCAGTTCGAGAGAATTGACTGTCTGGCCTACATACGCCGGCAAAGGAACTCCAGGTTCGCGACGTAGTTCTCGGCCTGGGTGTTTTTTCACATACGATCCGGGAGCGTTGTTGAGTCTGTTCCATTCTTCTTTTGGTAACGCATCCTGGTCGCCAATCCAGATTGCGTTGGACATCAAAGCGATGTTTTCTATTATCGTAGCGGTTATTTTGTTAATCAATTCTTGTGGGCTTTTTAGTAATTCAACATCACCCCAACCCCAAGCGGTGTCGAAGTCTGTATGCCAAGCTATCATGTCGATGGGGAATTCACCATCGTTGTATGGATTACTTCCGTCGTCTGCAATGACATCACCAATCATGACAACTCGTCTGGAGGCTTTGTTGAAGCGATATTGAGTCGAGTCGTCCTTCTTTTGTCTGTCGCGCAGATAAAACTCCCGGACATAAACCCGTGGTACTTCTGATAGTTTGGTCTGTTGTTGTGTGGAGGAGAATATACGGCTTCGCAGACCAGATAAAAAACCACCTTTTCGGGCTAGTCCGTATCGAGACAACCCCGCACTGGCCTGGTACATATCCGCACGTTTAGGAAACATATCACGGGCTTTTTCGAGTGACCAGATGTCTTCTAATATGACATACTCACCTTCTGCTAAAAGATAAGACTTGCGTACCAGAGGATCAATATAAACTGCACGGGGGTCATAACTGACTACTTCTATTCCACCACGTCCTGCGTCTATATCGGAGTTGTATAACGTACCGCTGAAACCAGAACCCATAACTTGGCAATTTTCCACAATATCAGCTCTCGCCTGAGTGTAGGAACTAGATTCAAATATCATGCTTAAAAGAGTGTTTAGTATATCCGCCGTGTCTTGGAGCTTGTCACTACGCGGACTGACCTTAGGAATCGGTTTGGTGTCTGTCAAGAGTGCCGTTTTTCGCTCTACATTCTCGATCATGAAATTCAACAGAGCAGACACTTTATGCGAAGGACGTCTAGTTGGCCACTGACGTCCCCGCAAGAAGGCTATGTAATTGTCCCAGTTCTTTGCTACTCGTTCTTTGTCCTGCGCTGATTCTGCATAGATGTTGAGTAGTTTTTGGCGAAACCTAACTTCAGCCTGCTTTTCGGCTTCGTGCGCAAGAATCTGGAGCTTTTGAAAGTCCTCTACTTTTGACTGCTGGTCTTTGTCGTCTGGCATAATGTTCCTATAACTCGTTCTGGTAATAACCTGCTGTGTATACTGTTACCGAATCATTTGATGTGGCTGTCCATTGAACAACCTGACTAGTGCTGAGTAAAACATCTACGGTTAAATAACAGACAGTAGCTCGGCTAGTACAAATCCCGGCTGAAAAGACATCACCGGTTGTGTTGAACGCGAAATTCTGCCAGTCTCCTGTGCAGTGTAAATACAAGCGTGCCTTTGTGCTGTAGATTGGAACCGACGACGCAAGGTCTAGATTCGTCGCTGACGTTGGAGCCGCCGCAGTAGCGTATTCAGTTGGTTTAGTTCCGCCATATTGTACAAATGAATCACTGTGTACTAAAAAGTCCATTATTTGGCTTGATCCGTTGGTTAAAATACATCCAATACATCTATCTGAGCCGTTGTACCAACCGGCTTTGGATTGTGAATAAGATGGTACGGTGGTTGTGTTGATAAACTCCGAGGCAGTCAAAAGAGCTGAGCCAGAGGTTACAACTGCCGAATCGTCGATGTAGATGTAGTGCAGTTCATTTGCACCCAGGTTGGTGGAGCCGGAATTTGAACCTCCTGAGCCAAGAGTAAAGGTGAGCTGAGAGTTTGTGTAGACACTTTGAGTCGTTGTGCCCATATGGTCCCACATTCCACCGGCAATGGTCACTGCGGATGTGCTTGAATAAGCTAGTTTAAAACCTCGTTTGTAGCCTCTGTATGTACTAACTGCTGCAACATCCACTGCAAGCTCAGCCAAAACCGTTTCGACGTCTGTGCCAGTGAAATACCCGGCTGAGTCCTCTACACCAACTGTACTCGCACCTTTTGAACTAGCAGTAGAAGCCAGGTCTGTACTGCCAACTACATTCTGGGTCACATCTGGGAATGTGTATGTACGGTCTCCGGTTAGACTGGCAGTGGTTAGTGTAAGTTTATTTCCACCGGAGTTTATGACAAACGTAGTTGCTGTTGTTCCAGTGTCTGTGTTTTGCTCGTGTAGATAATCATCCACATATCCGCCTGCTGTGTTAGCTGGTATAGACTTGGAGTCTACATAACTCACCGCAACCGTACCGCCTGTGTGAGTTTGGCGGTTGAATGTAGTGTCCGAATCGCCAAAGTTTATATCTTCTTCAGCTATTAGGTCTTTTATGATTTGAAGTACACTCATGCGTCTAACTCCTTTTGGTCACGTACCATGTCACGAACTTCTTCTATGGATGTTGCTCCGAGTTCTGTCGCCCATTCAATGTCCTCGCGTGTTAGGCCGTCTGGACGTCCCCGGTCTTCTTCAGGCATTGACTGGCCCAGGTCTGTGACTATCCCACGGCCCTGACGCTTGATTGTTAGGTCTGACTCAGGTGTTAGAAATCCGTGCTTACGCAGCCTCATCGTTAAGTTCAGGAGCGTCAGTCCAAGCACCAGAATTGTTAGACCCAGGAATACCCCTGTCAGTACCAGTAGTAGGTACAATTCTTACAACCTCCTCTATGTGCGGTTTGGGTGGATTAGCTGCTAAACCACATTCGTTTGAACAGTATGGTTGATTTACGTGTCTTGGCTTGAACATCTTTTTGCAATACTGACATTGAAGTTCCTTTGTGCGTAAACCGTCTTTCCAAGCTGGGTCGAGACGGAACTCACTTAAACGACCTTCTAAGTGAACTGCCAAGAGTACACCTCCAAGGTATTGCCAAAGAGGGATTTGGTATTGTTTGGCGAGTTCATGAACTAACTGGCCTGCATGGTCTGGAAGTTGCTCAAGCAACAATGTAGCTGCTGCGTTTAGTTTAGCAGACTGCAAATCCAGCTTGGTCTGCGTGGGCTTGTTTGTGGGTTTTTGTGATTCTGTTGTTTTTGTGTTTGTGTTTGTGGTCATTTAAGTGTCCTCCCGTTGGTTTATGGTTTCTGTACCAAGGACCGCAAACCGGGTCCGTACTTGACCTCTCCACTAAGTTAAAAATTCATCCAACTCTGTTCGTAATCTCCTGTCGAACCAAACTCTATAATCCTATCAAACTCGGCGTCTATGGTGTAGCGTTTTTTGTCTTGCTTGAGCGAAATCGGAGGTGCTTCTGTTTGTACTCTTGGATCATCCAACGGTTCTTGATAAATCGACTGGTGCATAATAAACAGCCCAATCAAGCCTGCCATTACACGGTCGTCATATCCATTTCCACTCGCCGCTGCACTTCCGTTCTCGTCACGTACAAATGTCATACACTCTTTGATGAAATCACTTGAGTGAACCAAAATCGTCATGTCTGCTATACAATGCGTGCCAAAAGAGATCAGGAGTTTTTTGGTCCGTATGGTGGTTTCCCAACCCACTTTGTTCTGCATCTGGTTTTTGTATCTGTCGAAATGCTCCTGTTGGTACAAATTCCAATAATCACGCTGTAACTCCTGTTGTGTGGCTAATCCGTGAGCATTGATTTCTACCCCAACCAGAGCTTCGTTATACGCACGTGCTAGAGGTCCGATTATGTGGGCAAAATTGTATGGATCTATGTGTCCGTGCCACTCTGCTACCTGTTCAGCAACATAAGGCGCAGGAAGTTTCTTCCAGACCTCGATGCACGAGTAATCTCCACCCTGACCACCATCAGCCACGTCAGCGCCTAAAGTGTAAATTGCACCCGGTTCGGGATGTCGCCAGACCTTCAAAGGTCCATCTTCGTTGCCAACAAGTCCCTTAGAGCCGAAGTCACCTCGTGAAACCGGATCTTTGCACTTTAATGACATCATCCGCAGCTTTGCGCGGTCAAATATGGGAAC